CCGCCCTCCACGGAGGGCAGCCCAGGCGGTTCTGGATCGGGGATTGACCACCCCATTAACCCAGCCCGCCCGGGAACTCCCGATTCGACTCGGTCGGGGGGCTCATCGAGCACACAAGAGTCAGATAATGTCCAACGCCCCACATTTGTTCCTTGCAAAAAGGGACGGGGGCGTGGAAAGGGTTGCACTTGCTTCAAGTATGGTAGTGCGACCCGGCGCATGTTTGCCAGGTTGATGGGTACCACGGTTTCACGGCATTGCAGTGTCCATCGGGATAATTGCAGCGATTGTCGTGACCGTTCACTTGGCTTAACTGCGTTCGCTTTGCCGGATGGGACCTGCCCCGGGTGCGGAATTGATGTCGTTGAAAGTGTCGACGTCGTCATTCCGCCCCCACGGTGCGGGTGTCACACAGCGTTTCTTACTTCCACAGCGCGAGATGGCGAGTTTTACCATGTTTGCGGCTACGGGGGCGACAAGGACAAGTGCTATTCTGCTATTGGGGCCATCGACTGTCAAGTTGATGATCTCAAGTACAGAACGGCCATGCCCTACATTCGAACCTGGAGTGTAAGCCACTCGTGGGCCCCGTTGTGGAAGCGGGACGCTGAGGTAAAGGGAGCGACACAACTTGTTGCCCACCTTCTCGACGGCCATGATTACAATGGACAGCACCACCGTGTTGCAAGCGACCGAATCAGCCTTGGAACCAGCTTCACCAATTGGTTGGTGGGCGGGTCTCCGCGAAACTGTCGGTTCTACAAGCGACATGCTAAGCACATTGGCCCGGCCAAGAAGGTGGCAGAACAGGTGAAGTTTTCTCATCCCGTCCGTTTTACACGAAGCGATCTCGACGATCCTGCATTACGCCACAAGATTAAGGAGGCTGTGGTGCAGGCCAAGCAGACCTATTTGAGTGGGTTTGACGAGACCGCGTTGTGGTCAATAGCAAAGCTTGCGTTTTTTGCATACCATCTTCCAGATGAGGACGAGCAGTTCTGGGAGAAAGGTACTATTGGTGTGTCTTATTAGGACACCCCGGTCGTTGTCGAGGGATACACCACTGTGGTGCAAACCACTTTGTGTGATGGCATGTTCCTTGACAGCGACTGTGGGATACCAGCGCGCAAACGTACAGCTGTGCAGTTACCATTAAGCTCTTCACATGCCTGTTTCCGCAACCACAACAACGACGTTCCTAATATGCTGCGTGCTATTAAGGAGCGAGTATTTTGCGTGGAAACGGAGAATGGTTTGCTACCGCCGCCTGAGCCACAACCAGGCGCTTGGCAGAGGATTCATGGGTTCATGGGACGTGTTGCCAGTACAGTAGGCCCCCGGACAAGGTTGACGCGCGGACAGTTTGTTCGCCAATGTCCCGCTTCCAAGAGGAAACTGTACGCGCATTGCGTCGAGAAACTCAACCGCTCGGGATTGAGGCACGGTCACGCCTCCATCCGGGCTTTTGTGAAGAACGAGAAAGTTTGTTTCGCTCCTAGCGGACCAAAGAGTGATCCAGCGCCGCGGTTGATCCAACCACGCCACCCCATGTTTAATGTTGAACTTGGGCGGTTCACGCGCGCCGTTGAGAACGATATTTTTAAAGCGTTATCAAATGTGTGCAGGACAGTGGACGGGGAATCCGTGGTTTCCAAAGGGCTCAACCCTTTGGACTGTGGAAACTTGTTGAGGAGAAAGTGGGAGATGTTCCATGATCCAGTAGTGGTTAGTTTGGACGCGTCAAGGTTTGATCAGCACGTAAGTGTGGACGCGTTGAAGGCTGAGCACCGGGTTTATTTGGATATTTTCTCTCACGACCCTCAGCTCAAGTGGCTGCTCGATCAGCAGCTTGAAACACGCGGCATTTTTAGGGGTGAGCGTACGATCAGGTATTGCCGGAAGGGTGGTAGATGCAGCGGGGACATGAATACTGGTCTTGGCAATTGTATTTTAATGGTTGCCATGACCGCCACGTTTGTGGAAGAGCGGAAGATCAAGTATAGCATTGTTGACAATGGTGACGATATTCTGCTGTTCCTAGAGCGCAGGCGGTTGAAGGACCTGGTTGGCATACGCCAACATTTTCTTGATCTCGGTTTTAAAATTAAGATGGAATCTACCCACAAAAGCTGCCATTATGGTGAGGAAATTGGTTACACTGATTGCTTTGAGCGCATTCAGTATTGCCAGACCTCACCTGTGGCAGTCCGTGACGGCTACCTGATGGTTCGTGAGCCTGAGACGTCCTTTTCAAAGGACTGTCTCGCACTATGCAAGCCTGCTGATTTCCGCAAATGGATTGGAGCTGTCGGAGTTGGCGGCACAAAGGCTTTCGGCGATATTCCTGTGTGTTCAGCACTGTATTCAGTGTTTGAGCAGCACGGGGATCACACCGGAAACATCAATGCCAACAACTTGTACAGCGACTCAGGGTTCTCTAGGATGTGTCGAACATCGACCGCTCGCGGGAGCGAGATTGCTAGTTTTACCAGGCACAGCTACTTCATGGCATTTGGTATAGCACCATCGTACCAGATTGCTCTGGAGCGGCACCTGCGCATCGGCGAAATTGGCCAGCTGCGTGACAAGCGTGGCTGGTACAAACCGCCGGGTGTTGGATTGTTTGTGTGTAATCCCTCGTGATTGGGCTTCCTGCCCACATAGCACGGAGGATGCTTTTGGAGGCTGTTTAGGCCAAGAGGGCAAGGACAAGGTCTGGTCACCTTTGTCCGCCCGGCGTGAAGAGAGCATTCCGGGGCCTGATTCCACCCGTCGGCCGTAGCGGTGATACGCTTGGCTGATGGAGCTCTCGGTAATTGGATGAAGGCCCTAGGGTATTTAACATGACAAGAAAGAAAACTAACAAGAACGCTAACGCAGCTAATGCTAACAACGTTGACACCTTATCCAAGAAGGTTGATCGTTTGTTGTCGCGGATTCCACGCGGTACCTTTACTACTGTTGGAGGTATTTTGGGGGGTCCTGGTGGCGCTGCTATTGGAAAGGGCATTTCCACCCTGACTGGCTACGGCGATTATGCGGTTACGCATAACTCGCTTGCAAATAAGACCGTCATTGGGGAAATGGCTGACCAGGTGCCGGTTTTCCGGCAGCAGGGAGCTGACACTCGCATTCGCCATTGCGAGTTTGTTGCTGATGTGGTGGCTCCAGCCACACCTGGCAATTTCAGTGTTACCACGTATTCCATCGACCCCACTGACCCCATTGCATTCCCTTGGCTCCATACTGTCGCTAGGAAATACCAGCGATACAAGGTCCGGGGGATGGTGATTGGGTACAGGAGCACTTCTACTGACTACAACAACAGCGGTGTTGTTGCTATTGCGGTGAATTACGATCCGTCCGAGGAGCCATACTACTCCATGGAAGGATTGCTTAATACCAAGTTCGCTGTAAGCACCAAACCAAGCTGTTCGATGATAGCACCAGTGGAGTGTGATCCTGCTCGCAGCCCTATGGACGGGTACTATGTGAAACACGCTACTTCGAACGACATCACGGATGCCACTGTTCGCCAAACCACACTCGGCAAGATCAATGTTGCAACCACTGGACTGACATTGCCCGCTGGAACAGCTCTTGGCCAGCTCTACATCTCATACGATCTGGAACTGTTGTATCCTTATTTACATGAGATGCAGATTATGCCCAGTGGCATGTTCGCTGGGGCAGTGGATTATACCGCTCAGTCCAACGTCAGCGCTTATGTTGACGCTGGTGCGCAAGGCATAGTCTCCGGGTATGGTACAGGCAGCACTGGGGATGTGCAAGTCAAGAGGCTCAACGATCCCACCAGCATCTTCCCGTGGGTGGCTCTGGTTTTTCCTCCTGGTAGGTACACTGTTGACTGGCTGGATTCAACGTGGACGGACGGGGCGTCGGAGCGGGGGGTGGGAACCCCAACCGCAAGCGCCGTTCCCGGAAGTTCGATCACCATTGAATCCAGCTCGGTGAACAACACTGGAGGATCAACCCGCGCCTTCTACGAGCTGACGGTTGGCCCGGGGGACGAGGCCTCTAGGACGATCACTCCTCATGTGCAGACCGGCAGATCGTCGGTCGGCGGTTCGAACGTGGTTACGATCGGGCTCTTTGTCAATCGTTTGTAAGCAAACAAAACAGGAAAAAGAAACAAAAATAGTGATCTGGGGATCACTGCTGGGGGGTTATACTCAGCAGTCCAGGTACGAGCAAACTGCAC